ACTACTAAGATTATTTAGGGTGAGAATTTTTGAAGTTCTACCTTGATACTTGCGGTTAATATAATCGATAACTTCTTGGCGGCGATCATAACTAATATCATTATCAACATCAGCTAGAAGAGAGCCATCAAGAAACGTTTCGCCGTTGTGTTCAATTTTTCTAGCACGACTTTTGGAAACAAATCTTTCAAAGAACAAATCGTACTTAATTGGATCAATGTTTGTTACTCCAACAACATATAACACCAAAGACCCTGCGGCAGAACCACGTCCAGCACCAGTTGGGATACCTGTTTCATGACAAAAATTTAAAATATCCCAATTCAATAAAATATAATCAATAAATCCAAGATCATTGAGAACAGAAAGCTCCATTGATAGTCTATCATAGTAGACTTGCTTGTTTGAGAACTGATCAATTCCCCTTTCTTGAACACCTTTAAAACAAAGCTTTCTTAAAAAGTTAAAATTACTTGTATCTGGAGAGCATCCTAGAATATCATAGTGTTTTTTTTCAATATGAATTTTTGGAAGTTTAACTCCAACTGGGCATGGTGTTTTATAATGTTCAATTAAATTAGTCATATCTCAATATCGTAAATTTGTTTTTGGAAGATTTGAAAATTCATTTCAATATCATAGAGTGCATCATGTAACTTTTTAGGATCGTGAGGAATGTTATAATGTTTTAATAAAGTTCCTTGTGATGTTTTAAGACCCTTCTCCTTATGGTTTAAAAGTTTATATTGCCAGGAAACTGGATTTTGATCATCATGAAGAATGTTCTTAAAGATTGCTGTGGCTAAAGATTTTGTATCAATTATCCTATCAACATAGGAGTAATCGCTTTCTAAGCCTATCAACTTTCTCCAAATATTAATCATATAAACATCAAAACCAAGAAGATTCTGCCCAATGATTAAATACTCTGGATCATAAAGATATTTAGAGAACTCGCTCCAAATTTTTTTGGGATCTTCCGCACGATCTTCATAAATTCTTTCTGAGAATCCTGTTATTCTAGCAGCACCTTCAGATACCTGTAAGTTACCCCATTTGATAAATCTATCATTTTTTGATTTAATGTTTTTACCTTCAGCAGTAATCCAAGCAACCTGCCAAGGTCTTGAATTGATAAGATTCAAGCCTTCTGTTTCAGTATCAAAAATTAGATACTTTTGCTTATGTTTAAATCGTAGTAAGTTTTCCTTCATATTCTTTAAATGATTCCCAACAAAATTCATCACTGCCAAAATGATTTAAATTTGGAGATGACAGTGTCGCTTGCCTTCCAAACGAACGATTGCAAAGAATTTTATAAGTTTGTAAAGCTTCAACATCACACTTATCCTTATAATAAATAGATTTTACAAGTTTAGTTTGATATTTATTACCATCATCCGTAAAAGCCAAAATAGCTTTTTCTATAACATGATCAAATGGTAGATTATTTCTTTCAATAAAGAAAATGGGTTTAATAGAACCAAAATTTGGTATACAGTTTCCAAGCTGTAGTTGATTGTTAAAAATAAATGAATCGTAAAATGGTATTGCTAATAGCAAATTATCTGTCCATAGATTCTGCAGATTTTCTGCATCAATTCTTCCACCAAAACGAGTATTAATTGCGCTATAAAATTTATTCAAATCTTTACAACCATCATCATTTTTTGCAAATGCAATCAACTTATGACAAGAATCATTATTCTCAAAACAATTACAACAAGTAAATCTATATCCAAAAACAAGTTGTAAATCATTACTTACGCATTTCTTGAATGCCTCAAGAAAACCTACCATGGAATCTTCAACTAATACAATTTGTTTAAGATTATTTTCTAAGGCGATAGAAAAAATACTATCTGGCCCATCATCTTTTTGATCAATTGGATCATCTAAAGTAAGAATGCTTTTACCAATTGAAAAAGTAGACTTAAAAAGTGGTATCATGTATCATAGCATAATACATGTAAACACTAAGGTCAATATCTTTTTTGATGTTTTGGGCAACCTGCATATGATCTTTTTTCAAAAGAGAATCCCTCTGGAACAAGAGATTCTGAAAATTCTTCTTCACTATATGACTTAATGAACTGATTTTCTTGATTTAAAACAACATAATAATTAAATCCCCATTTAAATGGACAACTCCACATTAATGTTCCATCAACTTTTAACTGACCTTTTTCTTTTGCAAATCCACATTGCAATGGTCCGCTAAATGATTTATCAGTTGGATATGGTTGACTTGCTGCAAAATTACCCATTGCATCATTTTCAGAAAAATTATCAATGTAATCTTGAATTGCTGTTAGTTGATATTCAAAACCTTCAATATCATCATCGCTAATTGATTCCATACGGATAGCGCCATCAGATTTCTCTAATAAATCTTTATCAAGATCAAATTTAAGAAATAAAAATTCGCTTTCGCGTTTTTTATATTCTGGATATAAATGTTTGACTGCGAGACTATACATATAATCTTGCAAGTTATCAGAAACTTCTTTACCAATAAATTTTTTCTTACTTGTTTTAAAGTCTCTAATTAAGGCATACTTATCTTTTTTATATAAAAAAAGTTTATCAATAAAACCTTTAATTTTGTATCTTACATCACGATCTTCATCATTAATAGTAATTTCAAAATCTTTTTCAGATAGAGCTTCGGTTGGTTTAGCATGACTTTCACCATAAAAATCATAATTTAAACCATTAAGAATCATATCTTTAATTAGTTCAATGTTCGCTTCATCGTCTACTTGTAATTTTTTAGCATGTTTTAAAATTAAACGCTTAATTCCTTTATGACAAAAAACATCTTTCTTTTTTAAGAGAGATTGGTAAATGCTTTTACGATTTTTTTCACCAAGTAGTTCAAAAATTAAGTGACAAATAGAACCTCTTTTAGCACCATCATTTGATGCATCTGGCAAAGCTAACTTGTACTTAGCCCAGTATAACCAACTACATGATTGTACTGTTTTAATTCTACTTGCTGAAAGCGGTGTCTTAGGTTCACTCATGATGTTCTAGTATTTTAATTAAACCTGCGACATCCTTTTGACTAAAAAAGTTAAGATATCTTTTAACATAACTTTTTAAATTGTCAATGTACTGGTCTTTATCTGTAGTTTGATTATACCAATTTTTAAGATTAAATCCATTTTGGTACGCATCAGAAAAATCATTAAATGGTTCTGGTGGGAGTCGAATCTCAAGCATATCAAAATCAAAATACTTGCGCAAAGACATTAAAATTTTAACAGCACCGTTATATCCATGATTTGCCGCCGATTGGAAATCATTATTAGTAGCAATAATAATCTTCTTTACTGGGAATGAATTTAAATAATTGATAATAGCGGGGCTGCAACCAATTCCAAAAGTCACAAGATTATTTTTAATTCCACTTTCATAAAGAGCCATACTATCTCCAATACTTTCAACTAACACAACCTCTTCTTTTTCTCTAATGATTGAATCAATTGAATCTTCTTGAGGAATCATTGCTGGATACACCCAATTTCTTCTTTTGCCAAGATGCTTCCACTTTGGAAGGTGTTCTGCGTCATCATCAATTTTACGACCACTAAATCCTATAATTTGACCATGTTCATTGTAAATAGGGAAAACCATACGCCGATACATCTTACCAGCACCAGCAAGCCCAGTTTTATAAAATTTTAAAGTTTCTTCGTTGTATCCTTTTTTGGTATAAAAAAGATAATTTGGGAAAAGCTTTTCTAACATTGATTCTGGGTATATTTCTTCCATTTCTATTGTTTCTTTTGGTGTGTAAAAAAATTCATCAGATTTTTTTAAAGAGCTAAGTATGTCTTTTAGTTTTTTAGGATCTGAATTTAATGATAGTTGTAATAATTTTTCAAAAGGTAGAGATTTTGAGCCATTGACAAAATCAGTCCATACGCCAGTATTTTTATAAATACGAACTGATGTTTGGTTATCTCCACCACGGTATAGAGCATTTGTTCTCCAATGGTTTCCAAAGTCTATAAGTTTATAACCAATACCCTCTAGTGTAGTTTGTATTTGTGTTGGATCAATTGAAGTCTGGGAGGTCATCATCTTCGTCTTCTTCTAGTTCTGCATTTCCATCCATAAATCTAGCAATATCTCTAAGATCTCCCTTTTCAGTAATTGCGAAATTTTTGAAATCTAAATTAATAAAGTTCTTTCTTAGTGCGTCTCCAATTCTAATTGGTTCGACAGCACCAGCAATATCTTTACCAAGGTGTCGAGCTTTAACATTAATTAACTTATGAGTGCCAAATGATCTACCTTCTGTTTCAATTTCATCAGCTGTTTTATTTCTCAAAATAAACATGTGAGAACAGAACTGGGTAATCCTGTCAGAAAGGGAAACGACACTTTCATCATCGATAACATTTTGTGAGTTGCGATTATTGGTAATACCACTTCGATTAGATTGAACAGAAGTGATCATTGGTATGATTGGATTGCCTTCATGCAAGATCTCCTTTTGGACACATTTTTTAAACTTATCCACCATTTCTCCAACAACTTGCCATTCATTTTTGCCGCCGCCAGATTCTGATGTAGTTTTAATATAGTCAAAAGAGAAAATCATTTGATTGCCTCTGCCAACCTTACCATAATAAAATCTCTTTAGGGTTTTAATCATAGAGTCAACATCCATCCCGCCGACATTATAGTAATAGAATTTCATCTCTTTGATCTTAGGCCAAACTGCTCTAATACGATCAACGATTTCTTTTCCAGCACGTCTCCACTCACCTGTCTCAATCAAATGCATTGGAACGCCAGATAAGGCTGCACATTGACGCATAACAAGCTCTTCTTTGCTCATTTCACCATTGTCAAAGTGAAGGACTGGTATACCATACTTAATTGCCACTTTTGTGCTATAATCCATACAAAACTGAGTTTTACCAACACCAGATCTAGCAACAACAACAGTAATATTACCTGGCCTCAAAAGGGAACCGTAAATTTCATTAACCTTCTTATGCGGCCCCATCATTCCAAATTCGACAACAGGGTTATTGCCACGATCTTCAACAATAAATTCCATTTCATCATATATGTTTTCTGGCAAGTCATTGCCGATTTCATATAGATTAATTTTTGAATTATATGCCGAATCTGCAGACTCAATAATATCAGTATACGAACATTCAGAACCAATCCCCTTCATTCGCTTTGCGATTTCTTGGGCAGATTCAAATATTTCTCGCCTAACAGTAAATTTCTTTAGCTCTTTAGCCGTTTTAATTAAATTCCCCTTGGGAACTTTTCTCATCGCCAAAGATCTAATATAATCAGATGGGTTTACGCGATCTTCAAATGATAAACCTAAAGAGTTAACTCTTTGAGCAATAATAACCTCATCAATCTCTTCGCTAGAATCAATTGATTGTTTTATAATTGTAAAAATGGTTCCATGAAGATTGCTATCTTCAGAATAAAAATCTTTTGAGCTTATAAAATTAGCTACTTCAGAATAGCTTTCTGGCTCTTTAATAAGAGCGGCAAGTAATTGTTTTTCTAACTCGTAATTATAAATCATCTACGATAGATTATCATAGATAGAATAGTTTGTCAATCAAAGTCTTCGTCAGAATTTAAATACTCCTGTTCATCTAAATTTTGTAAATAGCATTCAACCGCCTTACGCAGAGCAAGCTCCGTCATTTGGCTATCGTATTTAGTATAAATCAAAGGATTGCCATCTTCTGTGGCACAAGCAAATATTAAACCTTTAAATTTCTCAGCGCCACCTGTTAATTCAAATAGTTGGTTAATAATATTATTAGGTATTTTAAATTGTGGAAGAGAGTCTGGATCTATTTCTGACATACTTTTATATCTTTACAGTATAACTCCAAAAGATTCGAATAATTTTTCATCAATTATATCGTTTGGATAAATTTCTATTAACTTTATATCGTTCGTATCACAAAATTTCAATTTTTTTTCATCTCGACGTAGTTGATCTAAATAATTAAGGCGGCTTCCATGAAAGAATTTTACATATTTAGTATGCTGCGCACCCTGGACTTCTATAGCAATATTTTTATTTGCATTATAAAAGTCAAAAGATAGTCTAGTACCAACTATTTTAAATTCTTCAAATACAATATCATTAAACCAATAAGGATTTAAAAAGTTTTTAACAGATGTTTGAAACTTGCTTCTACTTGGCTTCTTCCAGTTG